AAGAATTATTAGAAAAAGAAGTTAACGATGTTTTAGATAGGAACGGAATTAGTAGAAGAGATTTTATGAAAACTGCAGGAGCAGGAGCGAGTTTAGTTATTGCTAAAATGTTAGGGTTTGGAGACGAGTTTATGAAAGCAACAAAAGTTGTAAGACCAACAGTTGAACAAACTGCAACAACTGGTGGCGTTCCTCCATACTTCTTTGAACTTGTTAAAAAAATTAAAAAAAGCGGTAGAGCTCTTGAGCCTGAGTTTGATCCAAGAGTCGAAAATAATATGCAATTTGAAAATTATATTATGAGAGAAAATACATCGACAGGAGAAATTAGTATTCAAAAAACAAAAGAAGGCATGGTGGATACAGGTTATGATGTTCTAGATGGGACTCTTTCAGAGGAAACTATTACATACAAACCAGGTGAGTTTATAATAGGTAAAGATGGTAAACCAGTTAGAACACCTGATGAGTATGAAGAATTTACTACAAGACCTGATCCATATGACGATGGTAAAATGAAAGATGTAGAACCTGGTTTAGATTCTATTGAAGAGATTATAGAGCTAATGCCAAATCAACTAAAAATGTCTGAGCTTGAGGCAGCTGGTTATAATGTAGATGCTTTTCCAGATAATATTAAAAAATTATTGATAGATGACTTACAAACGACTAACTAGAACAGTACCCCCTAAAAGAGGACCCAATCCACAGGGGTTGAATGTTCCCTTAAAACAGGTTAAAACAATAACCCCGGAGAATATAAATGGCAGATATAGACAAAACGTTACCAAACGTAAAAACATCAATAGAGGTTGATCCTCAAGAGGAAATAGAAATAGAACAGAAAAAAGCTGAAGAGGCAGCTGACCCTGGTGTTGAAGTTAATCCTTTAGAAGACGGTAGTGTTGAAGTAAACTTTGATCCTAGTAAAGTCAACATAGAAGGTCAACCAAATCACTTTGATAACTTAGCAGAATTATTACCTGAAGATGTTTTAGAACCAATTGGTCAAGAACTTACACAAAATTATTTAGACTACAAAGCATCAAGAAAAGATTGGGAACAATCTTACATACAAGGTTTAGATCTTTTAGGATTTAAATACGAAAACAGAACAGAACCATTTCAAGGAGCTTCTGGTGCAACACACCCAGTGTTAGCAGAAGCAGTAACACAGTTTCAAGCTGGAGCTTACAAAGAATTATTACCATCAGAGGGACCTGTTAGAACACAAATAGTTGGAAGACCAGATCAAGAAAAAGAAGCACAAGCACAACGTGTTAAAGATTACATGAATTACGAGTTGATGGAGAAGATGGAAGAGTACGAACCAGAGTTTGATCAAATGTTATTTCATTTACCACTTGCAGGTTCTACATTTAAAAAAGTTTACTACGATGATTTATTAGAAAGAGCTGTATCTAAATTTGTACCAGCTGATGATTTAGTAGTTCCATATTCTGCAACATCTTTGAACGATGCAGAGTCCATTATACAAACTATGAAGATGTCAGAAAATGAGTTACGAAAACAACAAGTGGCTGGTTT